GTTTGGTGAGTTCTATAAAAACATGTCAGGTCTATCAGACAACGTAACTTTAGAACAAGCTATTACATTAAGACAGATGTTTAATGATTTCTTAACTAACTTTAAGTCAGAGTTTAAAGGAACGATACCAAGAGAAGAAGCACAAGCAATTGGTAACCTAGCTGCACGTTTAGAGTTTGATTTATTAAACTTAAAGAACGTTGATAATGCGATTGACGAAACTGTATTCAATACAGCTCTTGCTAAATTAGCAGCAGCAAATGAATACTTTGCAATGACCACACCACAATTTCAAGGCGGCGTTGCTTCAAACATCAAGCAAGTAAATTCTAACGCCTTTGGACCAGGGCCAGATGTTGATAGAGGTCTTATGTACAAAGATGAAATATTTGAAATTATTTTTGGTAGAGCGAAGTCAAGTCCAGATGCCATGGACCACCTACTAGAGCTTTCACAGACTACACCAGATCAAATTAGAGCTTACAAGAAAGCAGGTAATGTAGAGGGTAAAGTTGTTGATTTAGAAGTATTAGTAAAAAACATGGATCAAAACTCACCAATGTATGGAAAGTTTGAGAAGAAAGTTATGCCTATAGTCAGTGCTGCACCAGATGCAGGACGTAAAAAGATTTTAAGAAAAATATTTGATGACGCAATGGAGGGAGCTATTGAAGGACTTCCTGATGGTGTGACTAGCTCACAATATTTAAATATGGGTAAGGTTGATCCTACTGTTATACAAGCAAAAGGCTTAAAAAAAGCAGCACCAGACATGTTAGAGTTTGGTGAAGTTAGATTTAATCCCTCAAAGTTTGCAGATGGACTTGGTTTAAATACAGAAAAAGGACAACAGATTTTAGGAAAAGCTCTAGAGGGCACTGGTGTTACTTTAGATGGTGTGAAAAACTTTATCGACGCTGTAAATAAAGCTAAAAGTTTTGAGGTTACTGACGCTTCTACCTTCTTACAAAGACGTTTAACATTGACCGGTTTTAGAGGAATGATGATGTTTGGTGCAGGAACAGCTATGAGTGGTGCATCTTTAGGAATTGGACCTTTATTAACAGCAGCGGCATTAAAATATGGCTCTAGAATTATGACTAATCCAAAATATTTAAAAGCATTTACGGATGTATTTGAAAGAATGGATAAGTTTCCTGGAGATACAAATAAGATACTTACCGCATCAACACGTAATGATTTGTTAGAGTTTGCATCTGATGTATTACCTACAGAAGAAGAATTAACAGAACAGGAATTTATACAAAATTTAGATGAGTCAATCTTTAGTTTGATGGAAAAGCAACAAACGAAAACAGAGGCTAAAAATGCAAGAGATCAACAGATGAGTATGATGACAGGTAATAGAACAGGACCACAAAAAAGAGTTTTTGGTACAATGGTTGACAGATTATCTGCACCCTCTATACCTATCAGTGGAGATGGTGAAGCACCTTTGTTTCAACCAGCAACAAATCCAATGAACCCACGAGTTAGAAACGAATTAGCGTTTGGTAGTATTGATGATGCTATCTCAGCGCAAGGAGGTATAGGAGGACTATGAGCACAGCCTTAGATTTTACAGTTGATATTGGTAGTCTACCAACCAGGGACCAAGGACCACTCAAAGCTAAGAATGGTATGTTTGTTAACAAACCACAAGAAAGAAGATTTCAAACACCTGAGCGTGTTAAAAGTGATCAAATGTTAGCAGAGGCACCACCTACAAGTCTTGTTGATAACAATCCTATTCTTGTTCCACCTCCTCAAAAAGAAAATTTGTTATTTAGACCTCAAGATGTTACTAAACCAGAAACACCTATGTTGTTTGGTACAGAACAAAATCCAGACCCAAGTAACCTGCAGAAAATGAGAGAGCTTGGCATGATACTTCAAGCACAAAATGATATGAGTGGTATCATGTCAACACCTTTATCTGGAATACCACTTTTAATGGCAAGAGAAACATTTGACATTTAATGAGCAAGATTTTACAATATATTAGGAACATATTTAAGAAAGGAGAACCTGATGAACATACAAAACATTGGGGTATAGGATCATGATTGATTTAACAGATGAACTAAAAGACCGGGTACGTATCCACGAAGGCGTGCGCACTCAAATGTATCTGGACAGTTTAGGCAAAGCCACGATCGGCATAGGCCACCTTATTCAGCCTCACGAACGAGATAGATACCGAGAAGGTGTCGAAATCTCCATGGAGGAAGTCGAAGAACTATTTGATATAGACTTAAATAGAGCTGCTGCGGGGGCTGATTTATTAATAGACGAATGTGTTGGACACGATTTACCACAAAACGTCTCAGAAGTAATACTAGAAATGGTGTTTCAATTAGGCACAAATGGTGTCCGCAAGTTTAAAAACATGTGGAAAGCTATGAGAGTCAAGGATTGGAAGAAAGCCGCTGAAGAAATGAAAGATTCTAGGTGGCATGCACAGACCACAAAAAGATGTGAAAGTCTTGCAGAAATCGTTGCAAACACCACGGATTTAGCATAGGATTAAGACATGGGCACACCAAAACAAGGAGATTTATTAGTTGTAGATGAGAGTAAAATTAGAGAAATTCCTACACCTGATACAACACCAGAATTTTTACGAAGAAGATTTACTTTACGAGGTATTAAAAACTTTGGTGGTAGCAAACTCAAGCCCATAAAAACAACAAAGGCTCGTGGAGGAAAGATAAAGAAATAATCATGGCAAATAGAAAACTAAGACAACCACCTGAAGGCAAAAAAGGTAAAGGTTTACGTAAGCTACCAAAAAAAGTCCGTAATAGAATGGGTTTTATGAAAGATGGTGGCTTTACTGTTGAGCGTGGTACAGCAAGAGGTGGCGGAGCAGCTACTAAAGGCTTAGGTTATAACGTTCGACCTAACTAAAACAGTAGATAATATGGGAAAAAAATACGGTATACAAAAACGTGGTACCGGAAGAGCTGTACGTATGAGTAGTGGTGGCTCTACCTTAGACGCAAAAATAAGAAAAATTGAAATTGATTTAGAAAATATGGATCCTGAAAGTGATTCCTACGAAACTTTAAAATCAGATTTAGAAAGATTAAAAGATCAACGTGGTGACTACGATAGTCTATCACGACGACGCCTTAACTAATCCAGCTCTTCAACTCATCACCCATCACTTGACTGGCTATGTCAACCTTGTTCTTCAAGGCAGTTAATATTTTTTCATCAACCGTTCCCTGACAAACAAAGTCAACATAGGTAACTTTATTTTTCTGACCAATTCTGTGAGCACGATCTTCACTTTGTAATCTTATTTCAAGATCATAATTGTTTGAAAAGTACACAACAGTGTGACTGGCAGTAAGAGTGATTCCATATCCACCAGTCTTAGGGTTCGCAATAAGGTACGTGAGATCATGATCTTGATTCTGAAAATTCTTAACAAGTTCCAAGCGATCATCACTCGCAGTGTCGCCATAAAAAGCGTCAGCTTTTGTTTCACCATATTTTTCCTTTAGTTTTCTTGTGATGGTTTCGATGTTATGTCGGTAAGTAGCCCAGATGATAACCTTACCATCAACTTCTTCTAAGACATCCAGCAATTCATCGTAACGTTTGTTAGGCACGTCGTGGATTTCACCTTGATCATTAATGGTGAACCCACAACATACCTGGTGCAACTTTACAATCTGTGAGAGCCGGTTCACAGTTGTCGTTGTTTTGTCATTGAAAATAAACATTGCGTTTCTTCTCAATGATTCATAAGCTACAAGTTGTTTCTCACTCATAGGTATGAACCTTTTCATATATATTTTTTCAGGTAGATCGACACACTCGTCTTTCTTGACACGAAATGCAGCAGAGTAAATCTTTTTTTCTAATTCATCTAAACGTTGATAGCCTGTAATCAAAGGAAAGTGACGACCACTCGAAGTCGGACGATTAATTATTTTGGCATATCTAGCACGAAAAGCATAATAGTTTGTCTGACCAAGTATTTTAGGATCAAGAAAAGCGAACTGTGTATAGATATCCAAAGGTGATTTGGTAACAGGTGTGCCTGTTAAAATTCTTTTGTATGCTACATCTTTTGATAGTTTTAATAAATTTTTTGTACGTTTAGCATTGTGTGTTTTGATAACTGTGCTTTCATCGACAATCATCATTGTTTTATTTTTATCTTGCACACTCAAATACTTCTCTAAAAACTTTACACCTTTAAGTGATGATAAAGATTCGATGTTCATCAAGAAAATATTAAGTGGCACAATACTTTTTTCTAATAGATCTGTTAACTTAGCTTTAGTAACAGGATCTTTGAGACTAGGGTCCCAAGTGCTAATTGCATATTTTGTTTTATCGGGTGCTACAAATTCTGTAATTTCTTTATACCAATTACGATACACGGACTTCGGTGCAAGAATTACACAGTTATCCACACCTTG